CCCGAGCCCCCAACAACCCTACGCAACTCAACCTAGCTGAAATCCGGCTAAGATTTGCAATGGCATTGATCAGGCAGGCTTGCGACCGATTCACCGACACCACCATCAAGGCTGTTATGCAACAGACGGCCTATGAGGTCTTTAAGACTGACATGGCGCACGCCAGGGTCAACAACCCATTTGGGATTGCCCCAGCTGCGGCGGACGCCCTAGAGAAATTAGGAATAGCTACGGACCCTTTCGCCACGCGCTTACACACACATGCTGAGTGCAAGGCCATAGAAAACCGTATGCTAGAAGTGGTTGGACATGCACTACCCAAAGAACCGGTCACCTTTTACTTTCTTAAGAGGGTAAAGCTACAGTATCTAAGACGTGACCCACGCATCAAAGACATCTTTAACAATCACTTGATAGAGCCACGGGATGTTGCAAGATACGATCCGGACACTTTGAGGAGTCACATCACCGCGCCCACCACACCAACAGTGTACATATCAGACGCCCTACACTTCTTACCATTCCACTTTCTCGCGTCTATGTTCAGGCACAACCCAATTGTGCACACGGTCCATGCCACCATGGTCCTACCGCCCGAGGCCCTCTACAAACACCCCTCACAGAACCCAGACCTTTACTCCATCAACTATGACTTCGAGGGGTTTCAATACATACCGGGCTCACATGGGGGCGGCGCCTATCACCATGAGTTCGAAACTCTCAAGTGGTTACGTGTTGGCAAAATAATATACTTCGATGAGTACCATAAGCGCCGACACTACATTACGGTCCAAATGACTGAAAGCCTAGGAGCCAACCACTTGTTTACATTCACTCGGGGTGATATGCTCACACCAAGAGTGAGAACTTTCCGGCAGGGGGAGTTCGTCACACTGCCCCAACTTTTCCACCCAAAGCAGCTCAACTCTACACGCCCCATCCCATCCACCTTTGCCATGCAGCTGCTTCTCTACGTCAAAAGCGTTAAGGAGGTGACACATAGAGATGTCTTTGCAAAGATACGACAGCTCATCCCAACGCAAGACTTGCACCGATGGTCCCCAGACGAGTTGGTCCACATAGCCAATTTCTTCTTCTTCGCCTCCAAGCGAGACGCTCTCAACAGCTACGACCAAGTTGTCGACTCCTCACT